GAAGAAACAAGTGGGCGATCCCCCTGCTCTTCTGCTTTTTTGACTTTTTCTTCAAAAGTGGCTGAAAATTTCATAAGATTGAAATTGTTAAATAGCGTTTGTAATCAATGGGCAAAATATATTTGCACAATCTCATTCTAATAGCTTGACCCTTAATTGTAAATAGCCTAAAATGAAAAAACCTCCGAAGTCTGGCGAATTGCAAACCAGAAATCAGAGGCTTTCACTTATCCTAATAGAATGATACATGACAATTATTAGTTTCGTCAAGACTCTCCCTGAGAATCTAGTTTATGCACCTATATATAAGAAAGATGCACTAATGAAATCAGGCCGAAAGGCTACAGGTAAAAACCCATTAGAAGAATCATGGGAAAGAGATTTCGATAAACATGATGTAGAACTTGCGATTGAAAAGAATCCTGATCTACAAGCTATCGGCCTTTATACAGGTATCAGAGGAAAAGGTATCGTAATTCTTGATATTGATAAAGACCATGCAGTATTAAAAAGAAAATGGGCTGAAACACTTCTAGGTGCTCCTAAGATTACTTCTACTAAGAAAGATGCAGCAAAATACATCTTTAGCGTTCCAGAGGCTCTATGGGGTGAAGTAAAGGGTCATGGTCTTCGCAAAGAAGAAGGTGGTAACTATGAAATACTTTGGGGAAGAAGACAAGGTGTTATCTTTGGTGCTTACCCAGGTGGACATAGCTCAGAAGAAGGTTTCTATACATTAACTGGTGATCTTTCAAAGATACCTGTAGCTCCTGCTTGGTTATTAGCTGAGATGAAAGCTCCTCCAAAACCAGTACAAAATAAAAAAGATTTAGATTTTAGCGATAGGACAGAGGACGAAATAGCTCAAATTATTCACGATTGCCTATCAGTTATTTCTCATCAAGGTTTAGGTAGCAGAGAACATTGGGTAAGAGTTGGAATGGCTATACATTCTGCTTTACCTAATGATCTTGGTTTATCTCTATGGTCATTCTGGTCTGCTCAAGATCCTGACTTTGCTGCTGAATGGGAAGATGCAGGAGATTATGACACTCCCTGCACGACTGCTTGGTATTCATTCAAAAGTGGTGGTATTGGATTAGGTACTCTCATATGGCTTGCTGATCGTGAAGATCCTGAAAGACATAGATTCTCTCCTGAAAATAAAAAGATCGTCAAAGAAGCTGAAGAAAAGAAAGTCCAAGAAGTTAGAACATCAACTCTTGATTTTGGTGATGTAATTAAACGTGCCAAAAATATTCTTGAGTTAGATAACCCTGCTGAGATGAACTACAAGTTAAATACTTTGGCATTAAAAGCAGGTTATAGAGATCAGTCATCTTTAGAAAAACTTATTGTCGATCAGATTCAATATGAAAGCCAAAAAGGTATTCTTGATATAGCTGATCTTTTCGCATTAGATATTCAGAGGGAATACTTGATACCTGATATTCTTCCCACTCCTTCAGTTGTTCTTATTTATGGTGCAGGTGGAGATGGTAAATCCATGAGTGCTTGGACTATGGCAAAACATATTGCTACTGGAGATCCTTTCCTAGTTAGAGGCAGCAAAGTTCCTGTAGATCAGGGTAATGTTTTGCTATTGAATGGCGATCAACCATTATCTCAACTAAAGGAACAGTTAGAAGAAGTTAACTTTCCTATTGAAAGCAACGTAAAAATTCAAACTGATTGGCAGCTACAAAGATATGCTCAGTTTATTAAGTTGATGCAAACTTATACACCAAAGCTAGTTGTTATTGACTCTTTGATTGGTTGTAGCGGTGGTAGAGCATTTGATGAAAACAAATCAGACTTTGCTCAACCTTTGTATTGGCTTACCAGAAATAATGGAGTTCTCTTTCCTAGAACAACTATCCTAATCATTCATCATGCCAATAAGAATGGTGGATTCAGAGGAACTTCAGCGATTAGAGATGCTGTTGATGAAACTTGGAAATTATCTAAGCCGACCCAAGAGCAAATTAATAAGGTAGGTCGTAATAGCAGGTTTATTACTATCGAAAAATCTAGGTCTGGAAGAATGGGTACTCAAATGATAATGAAGATGAAAGATGATCTTACCTTTGCTATCGCTGATTACACCCCTGAAGTTTCTGCTGATTCTGGTTCTCCTACAACTGTTCAGGATAAAGTTCTTCAAAAACTAAGAAAAATACACCCAGAAACTTATACCATAAATCAAATGATTCACGATCCAATGGTTGATGGTAAAGATGCTGCGATAAGGAAATCGTTCCAAAGATTAATTAAAAAAGGTCTTATTGAACTTATAGAAGATGATAATTCTAATAAGTCTTATAGAGCAGTCCTCGCACGGGGAGAGGGTGCATATCTTGTCCCATTAGAAGAATCTTAGTCGTACCAATAGATCTCGGTGGGACAACTGTGTGAGACAAAATAGATTGTCCCATTGTTTTTGGAGCGTAGGACAACTTTACTTGTCCCATACCCTTGTCCCATAGCAAACTTAAGTCTTGGAACGGGATTATAGAGAATGGGACAACTTCAGCCACTCTCCCCAGAGAAAATACTCTTTAACATTAATAAAGTATCAATGTATCGAATTTGTGATAACATTAGTTAAAAAGATATTTATGGCTGAAGCTGGCAAGAAACCTCACGGAAACAAAAAGTATTATCACGTTCTTATAGATATAAACAGAGGAGAACTCTTTGATGATTACATTCGTACGAAATTAAAAATAAAACCTACTTCTTGGATAAGGGAAGTTGTTTATAAATTTTTACAAGACAAGATTGATAAAGAAGTGTATGATGAAGCATTGAGAAAAGACCAAGAAAACTGGAACAGAGCAATTCAAAACCGATTACAAGGTAGAGCACTTTCTAGGATTCTTAATTCAATTAAAAAAGAAAAATGAGTGATTCAATAAAACTAAGAAGACTAAAAGAAATAAGACGTAAAGACTTAGAGAAAAATCTTTTAGATGTAGAACTAAAAGGTTATGACCATTATATTTTTATTAATGAACGCAACAAAGCTCAAGTTGTCTCAAAACAGGGCGGTTGGGTTACAGAACATATTCGTACGGCAATCTTAAAATTTAACTTTGAGATTGATAAGACTGACGGAATGTTAGTTAAGGATTTTGAAAAGAAATATCTTAACGAATACGAAAAAACTTTTTCAAAGGATTCTTAGGTTTTACCTTTCTCATTTCACCTACAACACGATTAGCTTCTAGTTCTATCAACCTATTTAACAGGGAAGCCATAAAAATATCTTGGTCAAACTTCTTTCTAACCATATGAGTGCAATATCTTTTTATATTATCTAAATCATTACTTTTCATAATCTCTCTACATTGCATTTCAACTTCTAACTCCAGTTCTGGAGGTGCTGGCTCTATATCAATGTTGAGAAATTTAGTAATTTTCATGCTGGAGGAAAAAGTTGTTTCTCTAGAATTGCAACTGCTTTATCATCAAGGGTATTTGTAGTTTGTTTTGCGATTGATTTTAATAAATCTACGACCAATCTTTTCACAGCAGTTGTTGTTAAAAAGGTCATTAAGATTGGTTTTAGAATTTTATACATGGAATAAATATGTGTTACTTCCCAAACATAGCTAAAATGCTAGTATTAGACAAGAATCTTTACTTTTATGGCTGAAGAGAAAGAAGAAAAAGAAGGTATTGAATGGGGTGAAATCTTTGGTCACGCTATTAGATTTCTGATTTTGACTTGGAGTTTATCAATGATGACTCTTGGATACATGGGTAAGGTAAGGATTGATGGAGCGTTTACGGCTGGACTCGTAAGTGGAGTGCTCGGAAGCTATGGGATCTCAGTAGGAAACAAGAAAAGTGGCACAGGTAACAACAATGGTCCTAAAATAATAGATAATAGTAAAAACAAAGTAGGTATCAAATGAAAAGATTATTACCTTTTATTTTTCTCGTATCCGCACCAGCTTATGCGGACATGACCCACAATATATCTTCTAGTGTAAAGTTTGAATCTCTTTCAGCAGCTAGTACGGCTGATAAAATTGGCTCGTCATACAGCATAAGCGGTAACAATGTAACAACTGTGGACTCAAACTCAGCAGCTACAATAGGTGGTTTTGGATCTGTAACTAATGGCGTACCAGCAGTTACTTTTCCTTCTGCAACGCAAGCGACCAGTGGTGAAGCGTTTAGTTTTTCTACTAGCTATTTAGAAGGAGATGCCACACCAGGTAGTGCAGTTACAGTAGGAACTGTACCAAACTTTTCAGACTTAACATCTACAAGTGCTGGTAGTGTGGGTACAGCAGCCGTAGCACTAGATAATCACAATATTACAATGACACCTGGAACTGGAACAGGTATCGTAATTACAGGTCAGTTTGTCGTTGATCTTACTATCGAATGAGGAGGCTTCTTCTTCTTGGCTTTGTTATATCTGCTCCTTGTTACGCTGTACCAGTTATTCCAAATTTTACTCAGGGGTCGAGCACCAGTCGAACCGAGACTACCACAAATATTACAGAGACTATACGAACAACAGAATATAATTCTGGGTTCCTTT